TCGCCCTCCCGTATACGTTGTAGCGCCAGGAAGGAACCGTGATTTCAAAGGCTTGGCGGTATGTTGCGCTGCGCATCTATTTCCGATATCATTTCCGGAAATCATTCGAGGTTGAAAGCCATGCCCAAACTCAAGAAGACTCCACTCACGCGTTACCGCCAGCGCATCAAACGCCATGGCCTCGTCCGTGTCGAGGTCCAGGTCAGCAAGGACGATGCCGCTCTGGTGCGCAACGTGGCCAACGCCTTGTCCGATCCAGATCGCGAGGTGGAAGCCCGCGCCCTGCTGCGCCAGCGCTTTGCCGGCGAGCGCCCCAAAGGTCTCAAGGCGCTGCTGGCTGCTGCCCCGCTCGAAGGGATCGAGCTCGAACGCTCGCGTGACACCGGCCGGGACATTGACCTGTGAGCTACGTCATCGACACCAACATCATCTCCGAGGTCCGCAAAGGTTCGCGCTGCGATGCCAACGTTGCGGCGTGGTATGCCACGATCGATGACTCCGAACTCTACCTCAGCACGCTGGTCATCGGCGAAATCCGCAAAGGGATTGAACGTGCCAGACCTCGCGACGCTGAGAAGGCTGAGGCTCTTGAACGCTGGTTGAGCGAGGTCACGACCGCTTTCGATGGCCGCATTCTGTTGATCGACAATGCCGTCTCCGAGGAATGGGGACGTATGAGTGCCATGCGTTCCATTCCAGTGATCGATGGTTTGCTTGCGGCAACCGCCAAGGCCAACCGTATGACCTTGGTTACCCGCAATGATGCCGATGTTGACGGCCTTGGCGCGAAGCTGCTCAACCCTTTCAAGCCGATGAACCCGGCGCCGTAATCAGGGCCGCTGGTTCCTGCGCGCGGCTCTCGCGATCATGCCAATAATCTTGCGTTCAGAGCCGCGATTTGTCCAGCGCCTTGATGCCTGCCGATGCATTTTGTGCGGGACATTTTCTGGAGATCTCAGTAGGTGTCTCTCAGAACACGCGCGCGCTCGAACAGATAACGCTGCGACCACGCCCTTGGCAGTGGCCTGCGTTCGAGCCTCCACACGATCACGGTGAGGGCGTAGTCGTAGCGGCGGTTGGCTGTGGCGCGAGAGATCCCAAACCGCTGACAAATCTCGCGCCAGCGCGCGCGCCCTGCCCGCATCCAGACGAGCCGCGCATCGTCCACCTCGAGCCAGCGCAACCACAGCAGCGTTGCTTCGGCGCGCGTGATGGCATCGGGTGACGGTGACGGACGATGCATGCGCCGCGGCTCCTGGCCGACACGATCGGCGAAGTCATGTGCGATAGCAGGCCAGGTGTTGAAGTAGCCCTGCACCTTGACCGGAGGCAGACGCCGCATAACGTCTGCGGCTTCGCACAACCTTGCCTCGGCACGCGCCGCGGTCCATTCGCCGTCGTCAAGCAGTCTCGCAGCATCAACCATGGCGGGCCTCCTTCGCTTGTCGTCCGCCGTAAAGTTTCTCCCCCAACTGCTTCACGAGCTCGCGCTCAGGCCAGGTGAGGCGCTGGTCCTCGGGGCTTACCACCAGGATGTTCTGTTCGCGCCAGCCTTCGCGTTTGACCTGCTCGGGGTCACGCCGTGCGCCGCCAAATCCACGCGGGAAGACCTTCACTTGATCCCTCCCTGCGTTTCCATGGCCCACAGCAGGATGGCGAGTGCGTCCGCCTCGTTGTCATCGGCAGGATTGAACCCTCGGGCTCGGACAGCTTCGATCACCGCCTGCTTGTCGGCATTGCCCTTGCCTGCAATGAATCTTTTGATGGTGCCGACAGGTGCGCCTTGGTACGGGATCTTCTGCACCTCGCACCACGCGCTGAGATGAGCGAGGAAGCCGCCGTAGAGATGTGCGGCGTCGGTGCCAACATGCCGGCGCACTTCTTCGAAGTGCACTGTGCCGATCTGTCCTGCACGGTTCGCGATCTCATTGAGCCACGAGCGGAAACGCAAATAGCGCATCCCGCCCCCTTCGTAGCGGCTGGGCCTGAACGACATCGTGCCGGAGACAATGGTTCCGTCGGCGCAGCTCAGTGCCCAACCGGTCGTCGAGCCAAGATCGAGCGCGAGGATGGCGGCACCATCGCGCTGCTGAACTACATGCGCGATGGTCGGCGCGGCGTCAGCACGCACGGACGTGGCAAGATGGTTGACGATCATCATGGAATTCTCCCTGCAAGGCTTGTGGTGACTGGATTGAGGAAGCTGGCCCAAGGCGGCGGATCGGTCGTTGCAGGCTGCACATGTGCATGGTGACACCGGAGGGCTGTCATCACAGCACCTCCTTCAGCCAATCGGGCACTTCGGTGAACGTTGGATGTTCATCGCAACGTTCACCGCCACGTTCACCATCGCAACTCGTTGATTTTTCAGGGGCCGGTGAACGTGGTGAACGTTGTGAACGTTTTTCGGCTTCCTCCCCATTCATGTACGCGCGCGCGCACGCGTGTGCGTGGGGGGAGGAAAAACGTTCACGACGTTCACCGGACTCGGAATTCTCCATATCGTTCAGAGGGTTATCTCCGTGAACGTTGGAATTTGCACGTTCACCAACGTTCACGACGTTCACCGCAACGTTCACGGCGACAGGGGCCGCGTGACCTTCGACGACGAGTTTCCAGCGCCTTGCTCCCTGATAGGTGCCTTGCCCATCGATTCTGAGGTTGCGGCCCGCGATGTCGAATACGCGATCGCGCAGGCGCCCGAGCGCCTTGCCGAGGCGGGTGCGCTGTGAACGGTCACCCCCGGATCCCAATGGCAGCGGCGGTTCACAGGCCAGTGCCACTTCGAAGAGGTCGCCGGTGCCGGCCTCCGCGGTTCCGAAACGATCCCACCAGGCGCCGATGAAGCTCCGCCAGACGGCACCCTCGCCATCGGCTGCCGCCAGCATCTCATCGAGATTACCAAGGAAACCTGGAACACTTGCAACTTCCAGCACACCGCCCATGATACGGGACCAGTTTTCATAGCTGCCGATCACGCGCGACCCCTTGGGCTTACCGGCGGCAATCCACGCTTGGATGAGGATAAGGCAGGCGGCCACCAGCCTGCCGCGATTGGCCCTCACCCAGCTCATGAGATCGGGATGGCGGAAGCCATCGCGCCGCCAGGGCTGGTCGATATGGGCATCGAGCCTGATACGGACGATGCGGCGTGCCATCTCGTTGGAGAACTCCGGATTGTTGCCGGTGGCGATCCAGACGCAGCGGATCGGCAACCTGGTCATCTCGGAGACACCGAGAATGCGATCCTCCCAATGGGGAGCGGTCAACGCCGCTGCCACCGCCGAGGAGTCAAGCGGATGACGCAGATTGTCGATGAGCACCAGCGATGGGATCTGCCGGAGCTTCGCGGTGAGGCGCTTCCTCCACTCTTCATCATCACGGCCTTCGGTCATGACCGGAGCGCCGATACCCGTGAGCACCGTGGCGATGGCATCGACCATGAGAGTGGCCCCGGTGCCGGGCGTCGGCTTCTCGATCACGTGAAGTGGCGTGGGCCCGTTGATCATGGCGCGGATGAAGCCCAGCAGCAGGAGCGACAGCGCATGGGCACGTTCCGCCTCGTTCACGAAGGGGAAGTCACCCAGCAGATCCGCGAGCAGTAATTCCCTGGCGACCTCCACGTCCTTTGCAGTCGGCCGTTCGGCGATTGGCGGTAGGACGAAGCCCGGGGCCGGATGATAGAGGAGCCTGGCCTCTTGATGATAGCCGGGCTCTGTCAACAGCGTGCCGTCGCTGCCGAACACCGGCGTGTTGACGATACCGGCCAGCACGGGAAGTGCCGGATCAGGGGTGGCGAGCAGCGACTTGACGAGTCCCGTGGGCGGAGGCGCTGGCACGAGTTCGTTGTTGCGATTGATCTTCTGCCACACGGCAAGCCTCGCCAGCATGTAACGCAGGCGCTCGTCGATGACGGGAGCAGCGACGAGCTGGCCGCGATCGTCGGGCACGACCCACGACAACAGGCCGCCGGTGCGAAACAGCCACGGCGTGCGGTTGGACGAGAGGAGCAGCGACCAGGCCTTGTTGCCGGCGCGGGAGAGATCACCCTCATCGGATCGGTGCCGCGGCAGGGGCGGCAATGGCAGCGAGAACCCATGCGGAAGATGCCGGCCGATCTCGGGTTCGGGAATTGCCGCGTCGGCCAAGCCGGCGCATGCTGAACGGATGAGGGCGGCGACCGTTTCCGCTCCGCCGCTCACCAGGAGATCGTTGAAGTCCGTGTCGGGCTCCGGTGGCGTGCAGATTGCCGCCTTGCGCCCTTCGGCCCTGAGCTTGCTAGCGATGGCCTCGGCCGCGCGGGCGCCGGCACCAGAGGCATCATTGTCGGCGAGGATGACCACTTCGCGGGCGTCGGGCGGCAGCACCACCTGTTCGAGATGGCTGGTCGACAGCGTGGCCCAGACGGGAAGGTCGGGTATGGCCGTCATCACGGCGAGACCGGTTTCGATTCCTTCACAAAGACCCAAACGGCCATCGCCACCGATCACGCCCAATCGCACGGCGCCTCCCGCCACCTTGCCCAGCATCTTTTTCGGGTTGGACACCGGCGCTTTCGCACTGCCGTCGATGCCGAGATAGATCCGCTGTAGCGCAACGACCTCGGTCCTGGCATTGCGCACGAGACCGACCAGCGCCGGGAATCCCGTCTTCGAATCCCAGTGAGCGAGATCGGGATGGAACTTGAGATCGGCACAATCCGGGACGGCAAGCGACCGGGCACGCAGATAGGTTTCGGCAAGTGAGCCTTGGATTGGCTCGAGGCGCGACAGAATGATCTCGATTTCACGGGAGCTGTCCTTCTCCTTCACAGGCAAGGGCGGAGGCTCGCGGCGCATAGGCGACGTGGGCGTCCAGCCTGCGATCTCCGCGGCATGGGCATAAAGCTCCCGCCCCGAAAGCCTTGTGGCATGCTCAAGCGCACTGAGCGGTCCGCCGCCCTCCCCGCCATCGTGATCGTACCAATCGCCAGCCCGCGGGCCTTTCAGCGCAATGACGCAAGAGCCGGTCTTGCGCGGTGCAGCCCCCGTGATATTGGCGAGCCGCCATTCATCGCCGTCCCGCCGCCCATGCGGAAACGCCCGCGGCACCCAACGCTCTGCTCCGTCACGCAGGCGCACCACGATCCCATCGAGGTCGAAGTGGACCGCAGGGGCTGGCTGTGCCGGGGCATCATTGAGGTCGATCATGGGTTGGCCTCAGTCGAGCAGCACAAGGCCCTGCTCGGCCCGGGTGATCGCGGTATAAAGCCAGCGCGCCCGGTCTTCCGCCGTGCGGCCAAGACCGTCATCGAATACGATGATGTTCGGCCACTGCGAACCTTGTGACTTGTGGCAGGTGATGGCCCAACCCCACACCGCCTCGATCAACGTCTTCTTTTTCCAGTGGTCGCGACGCTCGCGCTCGGGATCAGGTGCGAAATGCTCGTCGAAATGGCCCTTGTAGATGCGGAACCGCTCATGCTCGCCGCCGATCCTCTGGCCATCCTCGGTGGTAATGGTGGCGGTGAAGGAGAGCTCATCCTCATCCTCGATATCGGCGAAATCGAGGAACATGCCGTTGACGAGGCCTAGATCGTTGCGGTTCTTGAGGCAAATGAGCTTTTCGCCACGGCCTCCCGGATAGATGCCGTCGAATCCTGCCGCGCCCTTCATGGCAAGATTGAGCTGGATGCGGGTTGCGTTCTTGCCGCAGATGACCTGACCGCCCTTCAGCATCTGCTCCGGCGCCACATCCTGCCGGCGCATCTTCCAGACGAACCGGTCATGTTCACCATAGGGGATGGGCTTGCCCTCACGGGCCCAGGTGGCCAGCCTAAGGATGGCGCTCTCGCCCGCCTGGCGGTGGATCTCGGTCAGCATCACGTCGGGCGCATCGCGGGTGAAAGCCCCCTCGCCCTTCACGGGCGGCAGCTGTCCCGGATCGCCCAGCACCAGGACGGGCTTGCCGAAGGCCAAGAGGTCGCGCGCCATGTCGTCGCCCACCATGGAGACTTCGTCGAGGACGAGGAGCTTGGCATCCCGCAGCGCCGATTGCTCGTTCAGAATAAAGCGCGGCTTGTGGATGTCGGAGAGCCGGAGTTGCAGTGATGCAAGCTGGGATTCAGCAAAGAGCCGCTCGATGACCGGCAGGCCGGGCAGCCTGGCTTTCAGGCCGGCGATCTCTTGCCTGATCCGCTCGATCTCGGCCGGGGTTGCCTCCGACACGCGATAGATCAGCGAATGGATGGTGGACGCGGGCGTTCCCTTCCGCGTCATCACCAGCGCCGCCTTGCCGGTAAAGGCGGCATAGAGAACGTCGCTGCCGTCGGCGAGACCGAGTTCGCCCATGGCATGCTTCACCAGCGTCGACTTGCCGGACCCGCCGTAGCCGAACACCTTGAAGACCTGCTGTTCGCCAGTTCGGTTCTCGAACCAGTCCTTGATGGTGGCGATGGCCTGCGCCTGCATGGCGGAAGGGGTGAACGTCATTGCGGGTTCTCCCAGCAGCGTTTGGAAAAGGGGCAGAAGGTGCAGAGATAGAAGTCGGGTGCAGCCGCTATGCGGGGCAGCAGTTCTCCTGCCCCGGCTGCGCGGATGATGACGACAGCCTTGTCGGAGAGCGCCTGAGCGCAAGCCGCGTCGAAGGGCACGATCTCGTGGAAAAGCTCCTGAGTATCCTTGTTGAGAGCCGTGAACAGCGTCACCGGCACCTCGAGATAGGCCATGTAGATCTGGACCTGCGCGTAATAGAGCGGCTTCGACTGCGCCAGCCCGCGTTTCACCAGGTCATTCCACGACGTAGCTCGAAGGGCCTTGTGTTCCCACAGCGCTGGCCAACTGATGCCGATGTCCGGCCCGCCGACAATCACCCCATCGATGTGGCCGCGGAATTTTCCGCCCGCTGCCGAGAAGCCGAACTGGCTACCGTCACGCTTCACGGTGCGGAGATCGAAGCCAGCGCCGCGCAGCCAGCGGATCGACAATTCTTCGAAGACATGACCGGCCTCGAAGATGCGGAGCACATGGCCATTGAAGTCCTTGCCTTCATCGGGCGGCGTGTTGGTGAACTCGTAGACCAGCCGCCGCGAACAGGGTTCACCGATGCGCGAAGCTCCGAGATAATCGCGCGGCGGCGTATTGCGGCGTTCGGCCGTCAACACCGCATCGATCAAGCTGTTGATGCGAGTAGCCGCTGGATAAACAGGCGTCCCACCATAGACGTAGCCCGAGCCATGATTGAGGTCGATATGCACGGCATAGTTCCTCAAAATGGAATCTCGTCATTGAGCGGTGCGGCCTTGCTTTTCTCTGCCGCTTGCCGCTGCATCGAGTCCTGGAACCCGTCGATGCAGGCCTCGATCAGGCGGTCGATGTCTTCCGCTTTGCGATCGAAGAACGCTGCCATGAGGCCGAGCTCGGTGAGCACTTCCGCAAAGGGGCGGCGCGCCTCCCGGATTGCCTGAGCTTCCATGTCGGTCTTGTCGATCATGCCGTCATTCCTGTTTGCGAGACCTGAGCCCAAGGTCAGGCAGCACATTGAGCAGAAGCGGTAATGGGGAAAGCGCTGCCACTGCAGCTGGTGGCAGTAGCCGAAGCCCCGCGATTGCCGTCCGCACAGCGCACATGGACCTACCCGAGCAAGAGTTTCCGAATGGGGTCCTCGTGCGGCCAGTTGGCTGTCGCGAGGCGCTGCGACTGCAGCACGATCCAGCGCGTGATGGCTGAGGAGGCCATCGCTTCCAGCTCCTCGAGAGTGAGCGAGGCGATGGGGCTTCGGAGCTTTCCAGCGCCTCTTGCGAAGAGCCATTCACCAATCTCCCGTGCCGCCTCGCGCGTGACATGTGCCTGCCATTCGTCATCCGTCATCACGTCAGCCATTGAGCCAGGCGGGCCCTGCGGGCTTCACAGGCTGGGGCGCTGCAGATTGCGGCTGGGCTGCAGCGTTTGCCCATGCGGGTTTCGGGGCCGAGGTGGATGCGGGAGCTGCAGGCTGGCTCCAGGCGGGCTGCGGTGCGGGCTTGAGCTGGTTCGCACGCGCGGGCCGGTGGCTGGGTGCGGGTGGCACGGTCTCGCCGCTCATCACCTTCTGCCACTCCGGCTCGTTGGGCAGGACAATGCGCTCGATCTTGTTGCTGTCGCTGTAGCTCGGATTGGTGGAGGGCTCGATCTTGATCTTGGCGATGAAGGTGATGCCATGAAGATCGGCGAGACCGCGGAGCGTGCGCTTCTGCCGTGCCGCCTCACTCATGTCGTTGGGATCGAGCCCTTGCGCACTTTCCATCATGGCGCGGAACGTGCCCTTGGAGATCTTCCAGCCGATGGAAACCCCTTGTTCATCAACCTTGCCGCCCCTGACCACGAAGGTCTGCCAGAACTTGCGCCGCGCGTTGGAACCCTCGGCGACAGTAAACTCGCAATCAAGCATCACGGCATCGCTCGACTGCGAGGCCTTGAGCAAACCCCTGTCGATCTCCTGGTCGCCATCGATCCCGCCTTTGCGGATCATCATCGCCACCTTGGCGAAGCTGCCGTCCGGGATGAGGTCGCTGGAGCGCTGGGGTTCGGCGTCGTTGAAGTCGAGAGACATGGGGGTCATCCTTTCGTGGCGAGGTTGATCTTGGAAAGAAGGGTGCCGAGGTCGGCGGGCTCCGTGGCAGCAAGGCGGCCGGAGCGGTCTTTGGCCGGGAGCCGCCAGGGATTGCCGGCCTGGCAGACGAAGCGGCGAAGACGGCCGCTGTCGGGCGCATGAACGAGAGTGTCGCCATCAGCGTCGAAGAGCGACAGGGTGATCACCTGGTCGACGATGCCGGGGAGTTCGCGCGCCGCCTTGCCGCCCTCCATCTGCGGCTGCCAGGTGACGCGACCCATGTCGTCGGTCACTTTTTCCAGAATGCCGACAAAGACCACGGTCTTTCCCGGTGCATGCTGCAGGTGCTTGAGCAAGGTGATGGTTTCGCGGGCGAGGAGGCCGTAGGCGCCGCGCGTATCGGGCTTGCCGGTGCGATCGCTGAAGGCCTCGGGCCTCGTCTTGGCCCAGGCCATCGCCTGGCGCGTCAGGTCGGTGATGCTATCGACGAAGATGATGCTGCGCTCGCTGATCACCTTGACGAGATCGGGATAGAGGCCGGCGACATGGCCGTAGTGGGCTTCCGAGAAGAAGGTATCGGGACCCGCCGCAGGATCGATGCCGCCCACCAGGCAGGCAATGTCGACGGCATCGGCAAAGGTGCGGATGGGAATCGACAGGCCCGGCCAATCCTGCACCGACTTCAAGCCCGCCTCGAGATCAAGGCACAGGGTCTGGTTCGGCGGCAGTGTCTTCAGCTGCGAGGTCTTGCCATGGCCACTCGCCCCGAACAGCGCAATCGTGGTTTTGTTGTGGGCGGCCGACAGCCGCTCGTCGGCGGTGATCATGCGGAGCGCCATGATCAGGTCTTGTCCTTCACGTTGGCGACGGCAGCGAAGACACGATCGGCGCCGACAGCCCCCGCATCACGGGCCAGTTGGTAGAGCTTCCGCAGAGCATGCAGGCGATCACTTACCGCGCTGAACTCGGCATCAAGGCCGCGAAGCGCAAAAGCGATATCGTCAAGCGTTGCTTCGGTGATCGGCTTGATGGTCTGCTCAGCCTGCTTGCTGCCCAGAACGGGCATGACGATCGTGTCGGGAAGCGCTTCCAGCATGAAGTGAAGCTTGCGAACCGACACCAGAGAGATGGAATTGCGCATGAAGTATCTCCTGAATGAGCTGAGCAGAAGCGGAAGCCACCACATGGTCACGCCGCCTCTGCAAGCAGGATCGAGGACAGTGGTGCCGATGGCGAGTGTGCCTTCGGGCGAGCGATGATGAGGTAGCTGTAGTCGTCGCTACCGTGGCGGCGCTGCACCAGATGGACGAGACCCTTCTCGGATGCCCACCAGGCGCGGCGGGCAATGCGCAGGAGTTCGCCGCGCTCGTCGTCACTGCGATGCTTGCTCTGGGGGCTCACATCGTGCGCAAGGAAGCCACGGTGGTATTCGAGCACATCGCCGGGCATGGCCTGGCCGATCCAGCCGCACAGGTTGATCTCGGTGAAAGGCTGCCGGGCGACGGCATATTTGAGGGGGATGAAGTGCATGGTCATCTTCTACTGACGCTCCCTGAAACTCGTCTCACGCGGGCTGAATGCCGAATGCAGTGAGGGCCAGACGAATGTCTTTCACTCGGCGATAGAGGCTGCTGCGCGCGCCGACCTTCAAATCGGCAAGGTCGTTGACGGTGTTGTGGCGCAGGCCTGCGCAGAGGTTCTGAGCGCTGGGGTCGAGCGCCAACACGCTGCGTTGCATATCGATCTGCTGTTCGACGGTATCGAAGCGATCGGCAACTTGACCGTGAAGTGCTGCGAGACCGTGGTCGTCCGCGATGGTCTCACCCAACGTCTGCCCTCCGCCACCTGGAAGAGGCTCGTCGAGGGAGACAGGCGACAGACCGAAGAGCGCCCGTTCACGCTTCACCTTCTGGGCGAGTTCGGCCGTCCGGTGACCGAGCACGATGTTGGCAAAGGCTCCAATTGACCCGCGCTCGCGGTCAAAGCCGGGAAGACGGGTAATCAGGTCAACAAGCAGCTCCTGGCGGATATCGTCGAGATCCGCGCGAGGAAGTGCCGATTTCCAGAGAAAGCGGCGGGCCGCGCGGTCAGCCTCATGAATAAGAACATGGAGGTCGTCAGGAGAAATCTCGGAGCGCATCGGTCAAGGCCTCGGTCGTTATTGTTGATGACCGCAGGATGCCGATTATCGTGCCCCGCATGGTGGGCATGGTGTGGTGATGTCGTGGGTGAAGTGTGGGTAGGTTCAACCCGAAGCCACCACGGCTCCCTGCAGACTGCCGAAATGCTTCGGCCCCGCAGGTTTGCGATGGTCAGTGGGCGTTGCGCAGCTTATTTCGTGCGCAACGGGTGCCCACCCAACTGATCGATCGGTTTGAGCTTCCCATCATCGTCGAACCAGCGAGCCACAACGGCAATTTCCCGTTCGAACTCTCCGTTCGGAAACCAGCGCATCACAGTGCTCGGGGAGACTTTGAGGATTTTGCCAATCATCCTGAAACTCGGTTCAATCCCCTGCGCCTTGAGCTGACCGCCAATTTCTATTGCTGCCCATCGCCTTTGGTGAGCGTCAGATGCTTGCTCATACTCCAGATTTGATCCGCCGAGGCGCTCGCGAATGAGAACGATCAGATCCCTTGGCATGTGGAGATCATCGTTCCAGCTGAGGGAGTCCAACATGCAGGCGATGAGCCAATGGACCAGCTTGTCCGGGATTGCCAAGCCACGGCGTGCCAAATGGGTCTTGCCAGACTGCGCGAGAGCCTTGGCCTCGATCATCTTCTCCATGATCTGGAGAGAGAGTTCGCTTATCGCTTCAGCGTCAGCATCCATGGCCGATGCGACCAACTCCGGGTCGAACCCATATTTTTCGAGTTCCTTCACCATAAAGAAGAGTTGGTCCATACCGCCGACCACGCCGACCTCGATTTCGGCGCCTGGGTCTTCCCGACGAAGCTTGACATAATTCTCAATCGACGGATCGGCCTTGTAGGCTTTGCTGACAGCATTGAAGCCGCCATTCTTGTCCGAGCCGAATTCTGTCATGATTGGCGAGACTCTCAGGGTTCAATTTCGATTTCTTGTGGCGCCAAGGCCAACCGATAACCATTAGGATTGCGCCGGTTCTCGATCAATGCGCGCACTGCCTCGGAGTCCGAACTGTCAATTGCCAACGCATCTCGGAGCGCGCGCACGGGTTCCCGCACCTGCGACGTGATCTTGTGAATATTTGAACCCCAAAGATGACCTTCGATCACGCGGTTCTCCAGAATGCCGGAGAACTTGAGGGCGTGTTCGGCCAAGAGCAAAAGCAACTGAAAGGCCTGGTCAGGCAGGGTCTTCACATGTCCATCGAGGGAAACGGTTCTTGCGGCACGCCCAATCACGAGCCGCGGCACAGAAACCTGTGGCGCTTCCAGTTTTGCAGCATCGATGGCAAACGCGCCTCTGGTGCTGCCTCCAACGCATTCATCGATTGCAACAACCTGTATGCCTGCTTCCATGAAGGTCGCCCGTTCCCAAACAGAGCGAAGGGGCACGATCATAACCACCTCGGCTGAAGGATGGAGAATGCGAAGCTTCGCAATGACGCCCGGTTGTTGTGCTGCCGCCCGGGTCACCGCCAGGTGCAATTCGCGATGGCCGCTCGCTTGGCCGAGGTGCCACAGGCCAGGCATGATTTCTGATGGCTCACTGGAAAACCCGGATGCTATCGCAATCTGGCGTACGAGAGCCGCTGAGTTGATACGAAAACTCTGCAGATCACAGGTTTCCAAGACGCGATCCTGACGGTGGTCAAGAGGGCACACGGCAACGGCATGACCGTTGACCGTTTGGATCGGGCGGACCTCGAGGCCACAGTCGCAGCTCAGGCAAACGTCCCATTCGGACGCCTGCGCCTGCTCGACCAGCACGCCCTGGTCAAGCAGTCGCTCGAAATCCTTGCCGAAGTAAGCCGAGGCCTCTCGGCCCCAGAGGATCGCGGGTTCGCCCGCCTCACTCAGCCGCGATAGCAGCCGGGCCAGCGTTTCGCTCATGGAGAAGTCCATTTCGTTTGAGCAGCGTCATGATGCGGGCCTCGAACTGCTGCCGTTTGAACATCGCCTGAGCTGGCGGCTTCAGCTTGACGGTCACCTTCTTCGGCCGCGAACTACCCGTTGCGAAATGCACCCGGATGACGATGTGATTGAGCCGCCAGTCCGCCCCGAGCCGCGCACCATGCATCAATTCTCCAAGGCGCAGGAGTGCATTGTCGCGGCCATCGCGAGCCACATAGGAATAGAACGTGCGCGTCTCGCCGGTTCTCGGGTCCGTGCCAAGGCGATCGACCTGCACCTCGGTGATTTGCACCCTCTGAATGCCGGGATCGAAGGCGTGATTGAACGTGAAACTGAATCCTGCCCGTTGAATGGGCTCCAGGGTGTAGAGGTTCTGAGCATCTTCGCCAGAAAAGAAACCTGGCTTGGCAAGTATCCTGCCGGCAAAGAACTCTGCGAGTTCGGAACCGCGCGCCTTGGCGACACCGCTGATTTTCAGGCGTCCAGTCATGGCGCTATATGACAGAATCGCATGTTCCGCAGCCCGGAAACTGATCACTTGTTTCCTGTCGCCCTTCAGCACCTCCTGGGTTGTGACGGGCGCCCCGTGCTCAATGATGAGATTGATCTCGTCCGCGTCATCATAGCAGCCGACCCGGCAATGGCCGCTACGCATGTCCCGCTCGAACATGGCGGCCACCACGCTCTCAAAGCCCGCCAATCGCGATTTTTCGAGATTTGCCTCGACGCCTTCTTCTTCACCAGCAAACTCGGCAAAGGAGGTTCTGGCCATTAGGGCAATCATGTCAGAGGCGCCGTCGAACACTTCAGGATGATCCAGGAACACTCGCAACGCGACATGCTTCGGGTCTTCCTGTGCGTCCCCGTCGCCCTCAATTGACGACGTCCGCAGCTGGATGCCAAGCCGGTTGGCTTGCTGGATGACAATGTCGAGGCCAGCCGAATTGCCGAGTTCCGCGATCCTGTGAAGGTCTGCCACCAAGCCTTCAGGGTAGCTGTCTTCCGGACCCGCAAAAAAGTCTTGTACGGCGTGCCGCGCCTCGTCGGCCCTATCTCTAGCCTCGAACAGACCCAACTCGAGCCCGTTGAGTTCGTGCGCATGGCGCTGCAGGAGACGGCGCAGGAGGTCCAGATCGACGGTCCTCGTGAATTTGGGATTGACGAACTTTTTCAGGTTTCTAGCCATTTCGACGCTCACCGAATCGGAACTGAATGTTCATCTTACGTTCCTACTTCACGTAGGGTGATGGCGTCTAGGCCGACTCTGCCGCTGGGACGGTTTATGCACAGGATAAGTAGAAGATCGTGGACTCCTACAACTTGACCGGATCCCGATGGACACCCCAAATCCGATTCACCCTTGTCAATTGTCACATGACGAAAGATCGGGCGAAATCTACCAACTCCTGGCAGTCGGACTGATCCGCCTGCGAACCCTTCAGTCAATACAACTCTCTGAAGACAAGAGAGAAAGTTGCCTTCACTTTCCCCCCGACCGGAGTGGTCATGCAACTCCCACACTCAGGAGAACTGTATGACGACTGACCCAATCCCGGCCCGACTTGCCGTATTGAAGACCACCCCGACACCTGACCTGAAGAAGCAGTGGCGGGAACTTTTCGACAGCGAGCCGCCGCCGTTCAATCGCCGGTATCTTGAGAGCCGCCTCGCCTACCGAATTCAAGAACTCGCCTATGGCGGCTTGAAGCCCGAGACGATCCGGCGGCTCGAGCGTCTTGGCGAGCAACTGGATGGCGGCGACATCGCGACCCGCCGCATCCGTGCCGACGTCAGGCCCATTGCTGGCACCCGTCTCATCCGCGAATTCCAGGGAGTCGAGCACATCGCCATTGTCACTGCCGACGGTTTCGAATGGCAGGGTCGACCTTACAAGTCGCTGTCGGCCATTGCGCGCGCCATCACCGGCACAAGGTGGAACGGCTGGGTGTTCTTCGGCTTGAAAAACCACAGGGGGCGGACATGACGAAGCCTGTCGTCCGCAAGCTGCGCTGCGGCGTCTACACGCGGAAATCCTCCGAAGAAGGGCTCGAACAGGAGTTCAACAGCCTCCACGCCCAGCGTGAGGCCTGCGAGGCTTACATTGCCAGCCAGCGTCCCGAAGGCTGGGTGCTTATCCGCGATCAGTATGACGACGGTGGAATCTCCGGCGGCACGCTGGAGCGCCCCGGTTTGAAGCGGCTGATGGCCGATATCGAGGACGGGCTCGTCGACGTGGTCGTCGTCTACAAGATCGATCGTCTCAGCCGCTCGCTGGCAGATTTTGCGAAACTGGTCGAGGTGTTCGACCGCAACGGTGTGACCTTCGTCTCGGTAACCCAGTCCTTCAACACGACCACGTCGATGGGGCGGCTGACACTGAACATCCTGCTCAGCTTCGCCCAGTTCGAACGCGAGGTGACCGCCGAGCGCATCCGCGACAAGGTCGCCGCCAGCCGCAAAAAAGGGATGTGGATGGGCGGAGTGCCGCCCTACGGCTATCGAGTCGAGAACCGGAAGCTGCTGATCGACGATGAAAGTGCCGCGCATGTGCGGTGGGTCTTTGCCCGTTTTCTCGAGATCGGATCCTGCACGGTACTGGCACGCGAAGTGGGCCAACGCGGTCTGCGCACCCCACGCAGCAACCGGATCGACAAGAAGTACCTCTACAGGATGCTCAACAACCGAGCATACATCGGCGAGGCGGTCCACAAGGGCGACAGCTACCCCGGCGAGCACAACGCCATCATCGACACCGCGACGTGGGAGCGTGTCCACGCCATCCTGACTGAGAGCCCACGCAAGCGTGCCGCCCACACCCGCGCTGAAACACCCGCCCTGCTGAAAGGACTACTCTACGGTCCCGACGGCGCAGCCTTCTCTCCCACCCATACCCGCAAGGGTGGGAAGCTCTACCGTTACTACGTGAGCCAGACGATACTGAAGCACGGTGCGGGCTCCTGTCCCATCGCGCGCGTACCTGCCAACGAGATCGAGGCGACTGTGATCGAGCAGCTCCGCGCCGTCTTCCGCCAGCCTGAACTTGTGGCCGGGACGGCGAAGGCGGCACGCCAGCATGACCCCGCCATCAGCGACGCAGAGGTGCGCGAGGCGCTGATGCGTCTTGATCCTCTGTGGGAAGAACTCTTCCCTGCCGAGCAGGCGCGCATCGTGCAGCTGCTCGTGGAACGGATCGACATCACCGCTTCAGGGCTTAGGGTTCGCTTCCGCGCCGACAGCCTCCCAGGCCTGGCCCGCGAAATCATTACAACACCTGGGATGGAGGCAGTGGCATGACGAAGCTCGGAAACGAGTCGGAAATACTCTCGGTCCATGTCCCGTTCAGCATCAAGAAGCGCGGCGGGCGAAAGGAGATTCAGTTGCCTCCCGGCGCGCACTTGCAGCGCACGCACATCGACAACACCATTGTCAAAGCCATCGCCCGCGCTTTCCGCTGGCAGCGCATGCTGGAATCCGGCATCCACGCGACCCTGCTCGATCTGGCTCGGGCCGAGAAGATCAACCCGTCCTATGTCTCGAGAGTCCTCAGACTGACGCTACTGGCGCCAGAGGTCGTCGAGACGATCCTGGACGGGCGGCAGGGGAGAGAGGTGACACTGGCACGGCTACTGGAGCCGTTCCCGGATTGTTGGAACAATCAGCTTGTTGTTCGGCATCCGGTGAAACATCCCCCTACTCCTGTCGTTCCGGATCAGATTAAATTCAATCAGGCACGAGCCCCTGCTCAATCATTCGCTCGAGAACACCAATGGCATGCTTCGACTGAAGTTCGCTCGGAAGTTGGCGCGGCATCGAGGCACAGACCTTCAGGATCTGCTGATCCTTCGGAGTGAGTTTCCGTTCCGCGACACCCCGCGCGAGAAGCGCCTCCCAGAATCCCGGCCCGCGATTCACGACTTCGGACTGGACGGAGATTCCCTCGATTTCCCCATTCCTCTTTCTCTGCTCGCGTTCACTGGTACGAGCAATTTCTGTCAGAATCAGACAACCATCGAATTCTGAACCATAGTCTAGCTTGCGGCCCTTCAGGCCATTCCAGCATGCTTGCTGCTTGGCCCATTCTGACATATTTCGCACGCCTGATGGTGGATGAGTGATCACGTGGTGGGCTTCAGCTGCGGCCAACATCAGGGCGTGTTGCAGAGCCTCTGGCACCGCTTGTCGCTTCCAGATTGCGTCGAGATCCAGCACTTGCTTCTCGCCATTGGTATCGTGGAACACCTTCGCCATGGCATAGGTGACGATGTTGGCGCGGTAACCCCCTTCATACCAGGACTGCTTCGGAACCTCCGATTCCAGCTTGCGGAAAATAATGGCCTTGGCGATCAGTCGACGGTACCATAGTTCATCATACTTCATGTCGCTCTTCGACCAAGCCTCGCCGATATCCTTTGCGAACTCTGCAAAATTCTTCTGGGCGCCCCGCGAGACGATGTGTGGCTGACCGGCGGCCGAGAACTCGAATTTGGCGAGGTCCGTCTTGCTGAAGAGCTGTGCCTTCGGGAACTCCAGATCGAACTTCTTTTGCTGGGCGGCCGTCAGACGCGTCCGCGCGTTGATGAATTGCCCCCGCGACCGTTCATAGAACCACTTGGTGTCGTGTCGTTCACCCTCACGTGCGGTGAATATGATATCTCGCGAGAATTGTTCGATCCGGATATGGAATGGGTGATTCGAGAAGAAGTCGGCCGCGTTCACCTTGTTCTGAGTGTTGGCGTATTCCGAGATCTTCGGCACGATGTCCTCGGAACGATCGGGGGGAACGACCGTCAGCTTCATCTGCACGAAGACCTGGGGAAGCTGATCCTTTGCGGATTTCAGTCCGGCGTGGATCGAGCCTGTCGTCTGTGCGCCGTTCACGATCTGCAAGTTGCCGATCGAGGCGATGGCCAGACCCTCATCTGTACGAACACACGACACGGCATCGGCAGTAGCAGATAGCCCGTTATTATAAGGGAAGAAGAGCTCGGGCGCATCCTTGATGGTCTTCTGAATGCCCTTGTTGGTCTTTGCCCGCGCCTGTAGGAACGAACGGACATTGGCCTCAAGCAGGCGGGCGCCCCACTTGTCATAGATAGCAGCCAGCTGCTCGCCTGGCACGATGAGCAAATAGCTCTCGAGGGCCGCTCCAGTCTGCGACGCCTTCAGGGCCGGAAGTGGGCCGCCGAAATCCTGCGCAAAATCGATGACCATGTCCTCGCGGGCCTGACCCGAGCGGTCGAACCGCTCGAAGCGGGCCAGATCCCACACGGACCACGTAATCGGCACTTCACCGATTTCTGCAAGCTTCACCGTGTCGTCGCGGCCGATATACTGGCGGTTCGAAATAAGTATCAGCTTGATCTTCGTAACGTGGGACCATGTCGTGATGATCAGGTCCGAGACCTGGAAGGCGGGATTCGCCTCGTTCAGAGAATCTCGAAATTCCTCGGTCTTCGCCTTCTTCAAAAAGCGGATCAACGGGTTGAGTATGGGGGGGACATCTCCCTTGCCGAAGGTCTGGATCTTGTCGCTGTCGACGAAATCGCAAACGATCAACCCAAGGACACCCTCGCTGTTGCGCGGATCACCTGCGTATCCGTCAATTCTGAGCTTCTTGCCGCCTTCGCCACTCTGGTAATATGCGCGGTCAGCCACCTCAAGTTCGCCAGCCTCGGTCAATCGCTCAGTCATCCGATCAAAAAATGCCTCGACCATGAGGACGCCGCTTGCATCTGCTTCGCGGCGGATGTCTGCGATCAGGCTCTGGTGGTACTCTTCGAGCTCGTTCATGACTGATCCTCATCAATGAGCTTGGATCGTACATTTCCCCAATCCTTCCGGAACGGCGTGCAGGCAGACAGTGCGAGGGCATAGGATACAGAGGACACTCCGAGGGACAGCGGGGCGGTGATCCGCGGGAAACCTTCCGTGACAGCATGAAAGTCAGGGGCAGAGACGATCCATCGCCAAGCGCAGTAATCATGCAGAATGTCGTAACCCGCATCGGCCAGATGCAGGTCCCAATCCATGATGGCGGACGGCTCTGTTCGTTCGAGAAGCTCGGTAACCTCCGACACATACTCCGACAACGTCCTGCCATGAGGCGATTGCACCTTGTCGACGGCCACGACTGCCAGCCAAAGGCGGCGATCACGCACATCCGATAGCTGGTGTTCGTTCGTGATCTTTATGAACGGCTGCGAAGCACCACGTCTTGCCTTGACCTCGATGCAGTCGGCTTTGAGCTCGAAATCCTTTGGCGCACCGGAAGGTCCAGTCCACGCTGTCAGGGCTGGTTTTGCTCCGGTGTTCGCGATCAGCAACTTCAAGACCTCGATTTCGCCGATCAGTCCTTTCTGGGCCTCCTCCGACAGCACTTCCAGCTTTCCGCCACGCAGCAGGTAATGCCAGCGGAAAGTGCGCCCAATAGCCCGCTCCAGAGCCTCGGCTTCGGTCGCGGCAAGCTCGCCTGCTGCCATCACATCGCGGCATAGGGTTTCGAACAGCTCCAGCTGCGCGTTGTCCTTCAGCCGGATGTAGAAAATCGGCCCGCCCGGAAGCGTCTGGAACCGGATTTCGAGGTTTCTGAGTTTCGGGAGATCTGGCGCCGGTTTCGGAAGATCGCTCAGTTGCAGCACCAGCGCCACATCGGCACGTGGCATCACCGCCCAAAACCAGTTCCACCTTGCCGAGACAGAAACTCTCCGCGTGTCAATCTTTCCAGCCTCGAGACCGGACCATGGTGTATCATGCGGTATCACCGAGCGCCTCCTCCTCGATTTCCTCCTCGCCGAACATCTCGCGCATGCGGATTGTGTTGACCACGTATTCGACGGTGCCGCCCTGAACATCGGAAGGTGGGAAGCAGATGCTCCAGGCAAGGACAATACCCGGCGATTTCACTTTAAGTTCGCCTTGGACCGTCGGGTCAACGAACCGAAGGATGATCAGTGGATGGCGGCCGGGAATCTCGCAGAAGATGCGCGGTGGTAGGGTCTCCGGGACTCTCTTTCCTTGGCGCTCGCACTCTTCGCGGAAAGCCATGGTCGCGGCCTCGATCTGGTCTGTGGTCAGGCCGACGCGCTCGTCGCCGGGTGAACCAACTCGCCTACTGGTGCCGCTTATCGCAAGAACACCTTGGCGAAGATCAGACTCGCCAACAGATCTTCCGAAGGCCCGCATCCTGAGTCCGGCCAGTTCAACTTCAGTCGCATCTGCCTTCTGGGCGCTGGCAAACAGGACGTGCCACTCGTTCAATTCTACGTCGGCCCGAGCATCGATGTAGTCGTTCATGAGACGCGGATCGGTCAGTGGATCGGCGGCATCAGCACGAAACACACGCAGGAAATCACGCACCAGATCAACAGGAACAGACTGGTAGAGAGTGCCCCTCGAGGGATGATCCTCGGTCAGACCGCGGGCCATTATTGCCGTCGCCAGATCTTGGCCAGCCTTTCGGTTCCGATCCAGCTGGTCGCCATCCGTTCGAATTCGGGTGGTTTCAATTAGCTTGCCCGCCAGTCCTACCTTCACCGGGAACTCTCGACCGGTCCCCATCTTGTTGCGGGCTGTCACGATCAGTGATTCCGGATGACTGCGCACGGCCAGCCCGAACTGTTCGGGCGTGGCCTTCACCAGTTCCATCCGCTTCAGTTGGGCCTGAAGATCTTCCATCGCCTCATGGATGTGGGCATACCAGCCTACGCCATCAGCAGGCATCCACACGCGACACACGTCCTCGTAGCCCGGTCGATAGCCGAACCATCGCCCCATCTGCATGAGCGTGTCATACATCATGGAGTTCCGCAGGAAATAGCTCACCGTAAGCCCTTCCAGCGTCAGTCCGCGTGACAGAGAGAACCCGCCGACGGCAATAACCGTCACGCCATGATCACCGCCCTGGTCGTAGTCGAGGGCCTGCGACCGCTTCGACGCATTGACCTCAATCACACGGACGGCAATCAGGACTTCGTGCAGTCGGGCCTGGACTGACGGCCAGTCGGCGCCTTCGGCATCGGCGTATTCATCTTTCCAGACCGCGTGCAGGGTTGCGATTTCCGGATTGCGCAGGGCGCTATGGCCCTTTCCCCCTTCGACCGCAACGGCGTCCTTGATGCGGCCGACCACATCGGCCACCCGCGACCGCAACCGGCCCTGCACGTCGGTGAACCGCGAAGCGTTGATCAGCATCGAGGCGTGCGCGGCCTGCTGGCCTCGCGAGTTCCGGATCGCCCTGGCAACGATGAAGGCGCGGATGGCACGGACAAGGCTTTCCGGCAGCATGTCGACCGGATGGTCGATTTTGTGCTTGATCGGTAGGATGTCCTCGTTGTCATCGATCAGGCGAATGTGTCGATCACGGGCATCAATAAACACCTTTTGCGCGCCGAAATAGTTCGACGGTGCGTCAAGGCCGATGACGAAGTGTCGCGGGAACAGATCCTGCTTCAGGGCCTCGTCGTCCGTGTCCGGGTCGATGAAGATGTTGGCAAATGGCGTCGCCGTATAGCCGACATAGCAGCTGCGATGGAACAGAGAGAGCAATTCGCGGATCTGGCCGTTGATGCGGGTCACCTCGTCGCGGGCATATGCCGTGTTGATCGAGGCATTGTCCGCTTCGTCGTCGATCAGTAGCATCGGCTGACTGACCATCTGGGTCCCCTGGTGGACGGAGTGCTCCTTGAGCCATTCCAGCAGGTTCTTCAGTGTGCTGGAATTCTTCTTGATCACAAGGATGACGGGCACGTTGTACTGCCCGATCTGGCTGGTGTTCGTGGTGGCGGTGGCCTTGTTGAAGTCGCGCAGAGTGTTGGTCAGGGAAACCGGGAATTCACGCTGGTCGAACTGGCCCACACCAATGATCTTCTGGCGCTGCGCCTTGTTGGCATGTGCGAGCCGCCCGGTGTCACGACCGATGAATCCTTCGTCGATCCGAGCCTGGGTCTGGTTTCGGAGGTTGTTGTGGATGCCCGCAATCACCACGATGAGGCGATAGCCTGCATCTGCCGCCTTGCAGACCAGCCCGGTGTAGTTTGCCGTCTTCCCGCTCTGGACGTGGCCCACAACCATGCCTCGACGGCTCCATGGGCTCATGTTTCGAGGATCGCCGAGCCGGTCCAACACGCGGTCTGTCACTTCGTCCGTGGCATCGATAACGGATTTGGGCAGGCCCTTGAGGTTCAGAAGCTTGCGGTAGCGGCTCCAGTAGAACTCGCCGATGTCGCCGTTGATCCGGGCATCATGCAGCCAGGGGCGGAAATCCTCGGCATCGACAATGGCACCTAGCCCCATGCTGATGCCGTACTTCTCTTCGATCAGCCGGGCGAGTTCTTCCCCCTCGACATCATCGATCTGACCCGCAAACATCGGCATGACGCGCAGCTGCGCAATGATGTCCCGGATGGACTGTGCCGTATGTGGACCGGGCTGTGACGCCATATACATCGACGTCATGCCCTCGAGGCTGCTCAGGATCTGCTTCACTTGTCTTCCTTCGTCTCGATCGTTGCCGCGATGATGCGTTGCGTGTCTTCCCAAGCCGATCGGAATGGATCGACATCCTTCATCAGCGACATGATTTCCTTGATATCCTTGCGCGCAGCCATGAGTACCGAGAGTGTCGCTTGAACTGCTTGGGCCAGTGTGTCCTCGTCCACGTGGTCTGGAACGATTCGTTCGGCCGTGGCAGCCATGTCGGCATGCAGGGTCTCGACGGGCAGTGACGCCCCGACCAACGCTATGCAGTTGAAGAAGCCGCGTCGCAGTTCGAGAGGCAGGCTCTCGGCGAAACTTGCGAATGCGGGATGTTCGACGTTGGGGCGATAGCGGATTTGCCCATCGGCCTGGATCCGATGCCACATGGGCAGACGCTCTTGATCGACCAGTTTCTGGCCACGCTTTCTGTAGGTGCGCTTGGACCCGTCCAGGATGCGCTCGATCACCTTCTTCAGGCGTTCGCGAACGACAGGAGGCAGCTGCGCCGAGGATTTCTTGACATCGATCTTCCAGTCGGCATCCATGCTGTTGGGAATGTCGATCCTGACTCGTGAAAGCTTGGTCAGCTCAGACTGCCGGCACAGCCCGAACCAGGTGCCGTGCAGGATCAGGCGCTTTCCGCGATACAGGTAGAAGCCTTGCGATTTCAGGTGCCCCTCTGGCCCACCGATATCCTCCCAGTCCGTTTTGCCCATTTGTTTGTGATGCGGAAGGGTGAAGCTCTGGATTTCCACGTCGCCCCTGATCAGGGTCAGCTTTTCTTCCGGGTCTGCGATAGTAGCGGGATTCTTTCGAGCGAAAGGATCCAATGGTCGCAACAGGCGCCCATTCAAGTAGACCCGGAACGGTCGAGAATCCTCCATGAAACGATGGAACACAAGGCGAAGGTGCCGTTCGGTTTCCGCAATCCTCTGATTGATGACTTCGGCACGCTTGGCGGCATTCTGGGAGTAACCGCCGGTGAGTCGGTCGAGTTTCTGCCAAAGAACAAGTGTGCCATTGGGGCCCAGCTTCTCCATGCCGGGAACGTCATCGAAACTGTCGAGCAACTGCACTGCCCACTCATTCCGTTCGGCTACGTCATCGAGATCCCAGATGGCTGCGCTCGCCTGTCCCGTTTTTCGTGAAACGACAGTCAGTCTTCGGCATTGTGAAAAGCTGGCGCTCTTGAGACCCAACCCGAAGCGTCCGAGGTCTGGTTCATCGCGCGTGGCCAGGGGATTCCGGCTGCCAGGACGCATGGCGGACACGAGCTCTTGCTCCGTCATGCCTACTCCATCGTCGATGATCGCTATGTATGGTTCGTCAGAGTAAGTCTCCGTAACGATCTCAATCCGATGCGCCCCAGCGGTGATCGAATTGTCGATGATGTCCGAAATGGCGGTTTCCAGGGAGTAACCAATATCCCTGAGCCCTTCGATCAACGCAGCGGCGTGAGGGGTGGCATCTGCCCGTCTCGAAGAACCCATCTCCCTCATATTGACCTTTCACTGCGTCAACTTGATCCAATCTGGCCCGAATTCGGCATCGTTACAAGGCAGTCAAGCACCAGGGATGAAGGTTTTGGTCAATGATTTGTAAAGCAAAGCCGCGATCTGACGTGCGAGAAATGGCGGCACCGCGTTCCCCACTTGAACATACTGCTGAGTGCGATTGCCAAGGAACAGATAATCGTCGGGAAAGGTCTGCAGCCGGGCTGCCTCGCGCACAGTAAGGCTGCGGCACTGCATTGGGTCGGGATGGATGAAGTAGTGTCCGTCCTTCGAAATATGGCTAGTTACCGTGGTCGAAGCCTCGTTCGCCAGTTGCACCCGGAAGCGGTCGTTGAAGACGCCACTTTGCCAATTCCGGTGTTCCGGGGTGAGCACCTGCGGGAAGTCGGCAGCCTTCGGGCTGTATCCACGGATAGCACCGAACACGGCAGCGAAAAGATAGCGGCCGAGATCCGAAGCCATGTGTCCGCGCGTCTCGTGCTGAGAAATCGCGCGGAGGTTGGGCCGCTCAACCCACCGCAGCAGTTCATCATTTGATTTTCCGTATCCCTTCGGGAGATGGGAGGCCACCCGACGGCTCGGCGCCTCGTCCCTGACACGCTTGGCGACTGCAAAAAATGCCTGTCGAAGCAGGCGGTCGTCCTTCCCGCAGTAAGTGCCAGCGAGCAACTTTGCGGCTTCGGCGACCTCGTTTCGCCACGCAGCCGCGTCATCAGCACCGCGGCTGATGCCACTGCGCAGGGCCGGCATCGTTCCGATGACTTCGTTGACTGTCCGGGCAGTTCCCGAGACGGCGATCTCAACACCAGAGGTCTTGCCCGCGAGGTCGGACCGAATTCCGACAATAATCACTCGGTGGCGTCGCTGCGGAACCCCGAACTCCTCTGCGCGCACGATGAAGTCCGAAGGCTGCATCGCCTCCTTGAGACTGGCTCTACCATTCTCGACACGGATAGCGCGAAGTTCGTATTGATGGCCATGCCTCGTGCCAAGTGAGGACAGATCCTCGAGTAGCATCTCGAAGACAAGGCGGCTCTCGACCGTGGAGGACAACATGCCCTTCACATTTTCCATCACGAAGGCAGCAGGCCGAAGTCTATCAAGCACCCGGATATATTCGCGGAACAGGTAATGCCGCTCGTCCTCTTCGGGCACATAGCCGACCTTTCCCCTCGCCCGGGCGCGACCAACCAGGGAATATGCCTGGCAGGGCGGTCCGCCAATCAGGACCGTGTCGGAGAAATCGCCGCGCATGGCCCCTATGGACTCATTGATGGTCTTGGTGGCAGGTCTGGTCCCGAGCTCGAGGCACCGCGCTTCCCGCGTTGCACGTTTCCACGCAATGGCATCGATGTCCGCCCAGTTCGGCTCGGCCGCAAGTCCGGCATGGTAGTCGATGAATGCCTGTGGCAGCTTGCCCTGCCGTGCGCGGTAGTCTCGAAGGAATGCTCGAAGCGTCAGGGTCCGGTGTGCCGAAGCTTCCTTTTCGATCGAGAGCCCGATGTGAAACGGCGAATGGCCGGCAACATCAAACGATGAAAAGCCTTCTCCCAACCCGCCCGGGCCGGCAAACAGATCAACGATGCCAAAAGTGTCGGGCAAACTCGGGCCTCTAGATTTCGAGCAAGAGGCTGTATACCAGGTTCATCGGCCAAGACCAGGAGGCAAATGGCGGACATCGTCGACCAGGAGACCCGGTCCCGGATGATGGCAGGTATAGGGGCAAGGAATACAAAGCCCGAACTGTCGATTCGCAAGGCGCTACATGCTCGTGGCTTCCGTTACCGGTTGCATGCGAAGGATATTCTCGGGCACCCGGATCTTGTATTTCCCAGGTACCGGGCAGTAGCGTTCGTGCATGGCTGCTTTTGGCATCGCCATGAGGGTTGCGCGTACGCTACCACCCCTGCAACGCGACCGGAATTCTGGCGAGCAAAGTTCGCGGCGAATGTGGCACGGGACAGCTGCGTTCGCGCCACACTTCTCGATAACAGATGGCGTGTAGCGATTATCTGGGAGTGTGCGCTTCGGAAACCCGAGCATGTTGAATTGGCGGCCGACCTTCTGGCTGCATGGCTCCGGCATGACGACCCCGGACTTGAGCTCGGTCAATTGGACGTGACCGCCGACCAGCAGCAGCGGTACAGTACCTCCTTGGAGCGAGAGCAGTGCACTCCGCGGGATGATACTGCGACGAGAAAGGTTCGATATGGTCCATGAGCCGCAACTGGAAGACGGGGAGTATCCATTCATTTCGGAGCGGCTGCCGTTGTCCGATCTCGCATGGATCGAAGTCCCGGCGAGCCTCGAAGCGTTGCTTCGCGCTCAGGCTCACGCCAACGGCATTCAGCTCGTCAGAGGATACCCAGTCGAGCTGCGGTGCGTGACCCCGCAACACGGTGACGCTGTCTTCATGATCTTCTGGCCTCATGACCAAGAACGCCTGCACATGCTCGCTCCCAGGAGTTTCCAGAAGGGCAGAGCCTGAAATTCGGCCTTCCTACAACTACGATGCGTTCGTGCCGTTCGTTTCAAGCGTTCGAAGCCAGTCTCGCTTGCCCCCGAGTGCGACTTGAGTCGGAATACTCGGTCAATTCAGAGAAGTATTCCATTTTTTCAATGAGTTGGAGAGCTGTTCACCAATTCTGTGCAGTCAACAGGTCCGGAGAATGTCGCTCCTGAGAGAGCGATTTCGGACTTCATTGCCTCGAGAACAGTCAACAGCCCATCCCGCATAACCCTTGAAAACAACGGAAAAATCCGGCCGCTGTCGGAGGGGAGAACACTTTCTCAATGGCAGGTGGCGGAG